AGCAATGGCTAAGAAACAATTACAAGAAATGGAAGCGTCTTCTGCAAAGCAGTCTAAGACTGCCGTGAATGCCAACGCAAAACCAGCAATGCCTATGGATACATCGGTAGCGGGTAGCGTTGAGGATCTCGGAGGCCCTACACCATATAACTACAAATCAGATGATGATTCAGCAAAACTGAAAACACCTGGTGCATCACTTAAGCAAGTTAAGGATGTTGTAAACAAAGGTGCAAAACCTGCAGACCCAATGAAAGGCATGAAAGAAAACGAAGAAGTTTCTGATGAAGTTATTGAGGAAGAGGAAGTTGCTACTGATGAAGTAGTGGCAGAAACTGCTGTTGAAGAAACACCAGAAGTTGACATCGAAGAAGATGTTAACGCACTCTTTGGAGGAGAAGACCTTTCTGAAGAGTTTAAAGAAAAGGCAAAGCTTGTTTTCGAGACAGCTCTTAACTCTAAAGTTTCCGAAGTTAAGGAAGCATTAGAAGCAAAATACCAAGAAACACTTGAAGAAAGAATCGCAGAAGAAAAATCTGCACTTTCAGAGAGAGTTGATAACTACCTTGAGTATGTTGCTGATGAGTGGTTCTCAGAAAATGCTCTTGCAGTTGAGCAAGGGTTAAAAACAGATATGACTGAATCATTCCTAAGTGGAATGAGAAGTCTTTTTGAAGAACATTATGTAACAATCCCTGAAGACAAATATGATGTGCTGGAAAGCATGGTAGAAAAACTAGATGACATGGAGACCAAGCTCAATGAGCAGATTGAGAAGAACGTTAGTTTAAACAGTAGACTCGGTGAGTCTGTTGCTAATGGTATTCTTGAATCAGTTTCTGAAGGATTAGCATCCACTCAGAAAGAAAAGCTCGCTTCACTTTCCGAAAGTGTAGAGTTTGAAAGTGAAGAATCTTATCGTGAAAAGTTGGAGACATTGAGAGAATCTTATTTCTCATCAAAAGCAAAGTCACCAGCTGCTAAATCTGATACAATTTCAGAAGGAGTAGACAATGCAGAAGGTGTTGGTTCACCTACTGGTTCAATGGCTGCTTACATGAAGACATTATCAGCGTTTGGCAAATCCTGATTTCGATATTAAACAAACGTAAACACTAATTTTTTAAGCAAATGTTCCAATCAGAACAACTGCAGGAAAAGTGGAAGCCGCTATTAGAGTATGAGGGTCTTGATCCAATCAAAGACAATCATCGTAAAGCAGTTACTGCTGTCTTGCTAGAAAACCAAGAAAAGTTTTTAAGAGAAGAACAAGCTTTCGGTTCAGGTATCAACCTGATGGAAGCTCCTCCAACTAACGCAGCAAACGCTGCTGGTGCTGGTGGTGGATTCGGTGGCGGTGCAACTGCTACTGGCCCTGTCGCTGGTTTCGACCCAGTTCTTATCTCATTGATCAGAAGATCTATGCCTAACTTGGTGGCATATGACCTTGCTGGTGTACAACCAATGAGTGGCCCAACTGGATTAATCTTCGCAATGAGATCCAGATACACTTCACAGAGTGGAAGTGAGACATTCTACGATGAAGTAGATACAACATTCTCTGGAAACGACTCAAATAGCGATGAAACAGCTGGATTCACAGACGTTGCTGCTGGTTTCGGTTCTGCTGCACAGCAAGGATCTAACCCTGCAATTCTAAACCCAGTTGGAACTGCTGCTACTCCTGGCTATAACGTTGGTCAAGGTTTAGTAACAGGTGACGCTGAGAACTTGGGTTCAGGTTCTAACGATCACTTCAACCAGATGGCATTCTCCATCGAGAAGGTGACTGTTACAGCGAAATCCAGAGCACTAAAGGCAGAGTACAGTTTAGAACTTGCTCAAGATCTTAAGGCAATTCATGGATTGAATGCTGAAGCAGAACTAGCAAATATCCTTTCAACAGAGATACTTGCTGAAATCAACAGAGAAGTTATTAGAACAATCTATAACGTTGCAACACCTGGTGCTCAAGTTAACACAGCAACTGCTGGTACATTTGACTTAGACGTTGACTCAAACGGAAGATGGTCTGTTGAGAAGTTCAAAGGTTTGATCTTCCAGATCGAAAGAGATGCTAACGCAATCGCACAAAGAACTCGTCGTGGAAAGGGCAACATGATCCTATGTTCCGCAGACGTTGCTTCAGCATTAACAATGGCAGGTGTACTTGATTACACTCCAGCACTTAATGCAAACTTAAATGTAGATGACACAGGTAATACATTTGCTGGTGTTCTTGCAGGTAAGTTCAGAGTCTACATTGACCCATATGCTGCAAACGTTGCTGCTTCACAGTACTACGTTGCAGGTTATAAAGGTACTTCACCTTATGACGCAGGTATATTCTACTGCCCATATGTTCCATTACAGATGGTAAGAAGTGTCGGAGCAGACAACTTCCAACCAAAAATTGG